TCACCCGACAGACAATATGTCCAGAACTGCATCACTTTGGTCTGCATACCTCGAAATGCCGGTTACGGATTACCAAGTGGCAATGTGTTTGGCGCTGGTCAAAGTCGCAAGGAGTATGGAAAGTTCGAAAGTCGATAATTACATCGACGGAAGCGCCTACTTTGCTATATCAGGACAACTGAGAGTTCAGGAGAACGATTTATATGTTTAACCTAGATGATTACGAGACAGTCGAGGAACGCCTAGTTAAGTTTTGGAAGGATCACCCAGATGGTCAGATTCACACGAAGGTACTTGAGCATACTTCTGCTCGATTTATCGTTGAAGCTAGTATCTTTCGAACTGAGGCAGACCCTCGGCCTTGGACAACTGGCCTTGCTGAGGAGACGGTTCAGGGTCGTGGAGTTAATGCTACTTCCGCTCTTGAGAACTGTGAGACAAGTGCGATTGGTCGCGCATTGGCTAATGCAGGATATGCTACTAAGGGAAAGCGTGCATCACGCGAGGAGATGACCAAGGTAGCTGCTAAGGCAGCCGTTGTAAATCAGGTTGCACAGGTCAAAGCCAAGATGGCAGAGACATCAAAGGAATATGTACCTATAGCGAAAGAGGATGACCCTTGGACAGTAAAGGATGTTGCGCCGGTGACAACGGTGGAGCAAGCTGTAGAGATGGTGAAGGATGTCCTTGGTGGCACTCCGATAGACGAGAGCTGTATTCATGGTGCGCGTGTATGGAAAACCGGAACTACTAAAGCCGGAAAACCTTGGGGTCATTGGAAGTGCAACGTCTCATGGCAGAACACACAAGAGACACAATGCGATCCTGTTTGGTATGAGATTGACAAAGAAACAGGTCAATGGAAGCCGCAGGTGAAAAAGTAATGGGATATATACAGTTCTTAAACCAAGATGGAGAATGGGAAGAGTTCCCTAATGAGGAACAGCGAGCCAATTTAAAGGCTAACGCTGAACTGCTCGAGGAACTGGGTTACAAGCTGATATGCCAGATGTGTAACAAGTTTCCAACTAGAGCCCAGATTCGTGCAAGATACTTATTGCATGAGTGGACTTGCGAGGATTGCCACACAGTCAATTCAGCAGGTAAAGCATGAAACATACATACAGTTTCCAATCTAGCTTTGGTTGGACTAACTGCGATCTCTGTGACGATGATGTTATGTGTAATGAATACACCCGTGAGGACGGGCTAGTTCAATGGTTGTGTAAAAAGTGTGAGGATAAGAATCACCTGTGACACGCCATAGAAAAGACCGAGGCTTTCGTACTGAGCGAGTGGTTGCAGCCTATCTCTCGCAATGGTGGAGAAGCGCAAGCGTTGGTCGAGGTGCTGGTAAGGATTGCCTAAATGTCCCGTTCGACATCGAGGTAAAAGCTAGGACAGACTTCCAGCCCTTAGCATGGTTGCGCCAAGCCACCAAGAGAGCAGCAGCTTCCAATGAGTTGCCTATCGTGGTGTGCCGTATGAATGGACAGGGTGAGGATGCTTCCGAGTATCTTGCTTTCATGCGGTTTGGTGACTTGGTTCAACTATTGCTAGACGCAGGTTACGGAGATATTGAGCAAGACACGGTAAACTTAGAGCCTGAGAGATGCGCACAATGCGGATCGTGGAAGTTAGTAGGAGTTATATGCCGTACTTGCGAGAAGTCGCCTAATGCCAATCTATGAGTTCGAGTGCAACAATGATAAATGTGCCAGCAATAGCAGGTATGACCAAGAGTTTGCTATAGCTGAGCCTCATGACCTCGATTGCCCGTTCTGCGGGGAGTCCATGCGAAAGGTGTATTCAAGTGTTCCAGCTGTCCATTTTCGAGGATCAGGATTCTACTCAACCGATTCTAAATGACTTAGTGTGTTGGTCATGCATGAAGGTTGTAGGTAAGACGAAGGGCAATAAGACTTATCAGCTGATGGAGTGCTGTAAATAGTTATCCACAGAGTTATCCACATTAAGCAACTTGTTATACACAGGCTGTTGATAGGAGATTACATGAAACGAAACGCCGTTCTGACCAGCAATTATGCAGATGACCTTGACACGTCTGGTACTCTACAGGCTAGAGCCCTTAAAGGGGCTCACAGCGAGCCGCTTAGGCGGAGAGCTCGCTGGGTAGCCGCCGTTATTGGGATATCTCTATCTATAGTACCGAGTCCTATATCTCAAGGCTCAATAAGACCTATTCAGACAGTTCATCAATTAGCTGATATTCAATTAACAGAAGTACAAGAGAAGTGTCATGATGAGATTACCTTTAGAGAATCATCTAATAATAGATATGCAGTTAATGGATCACATCATGGTTACTATCAAGGTAGAAGTAAGTACCTAAAGGGTAAGCCAGATGATGTGCAGTTCTATTGGTATTGGCGTTATGTCTCATATAGATATGGGATAACAGAGTATGATGAGCCTAACTACTGTAAGGCGTTACATCATCTAAGAGTTAAGGGTTGGCAATGAGTAGTAAGCGTAATGACCCTAGACTCTCAAGGAAGTACAAAGAGGTAAGGCTAAAGGCATTAGCTCGTGATGGTTGGACTTGCTTCTACTGTGGCAAGGAAGGCAAGGACATGACCATCGATCACATCATTCCAATTAGTAAAGCACCTGAGTTGGCTATTGATATTGAGAACATGGTTACTGCGTGCAAGTCATGTAACAGTAGCAAGGGTTCACGCTCACAGGGCGTTTTTTTAGAGCGCATGCGTACCCCCCCTGTTTTTTCTGCCTTTCCCTCTCCGACACAGTCGGTAATCCACGAGGACAGTCCGTTCACAGCCAAACCAGTCGGGAACTAACCCGATGGCTGCCAAACGATCCAAAGCCCTGCGAGGGGCAACCAAGCCAAGGCTTCAATCAATACCCTTGAAGGGCTCTAACAAGCTCCAAGATGTCAAAGACCTCTGCGAGATAATCCAGATGCCACTACTGCCTTGGCAAGAGCACGTTCTCAAGGATATGCTGACAGTTGATAAGAGCGGCTCATGGATTCGCAAGACAAACCTGCTGCTTATTGCTCGGCAGAACGGAAAGACCCACCTAGCCCGTATGCTTATCTTGGCTCACCTCTTAAAGTGGGATAGCCGCAATGTCCTTATCATGTCCTCTAATCGAAGCATGGCTCTGGACACATTTAGACAAGTTGCACAAGTATTGGAGAGTAATGACCACCTCAAGGGATTCGTTAAGCAGATCAGATATGCCAACGGTACAGAGTCTATTGAAATGCTGGATGGCAGACGGCTCGATGTTGTTGCAGCAACTAGAGATGGATCTCGAGGCAGAACTGCAGACTTTCTCTTTATTGACGAGCTCAGAGAAATCAATGAAGAGGGATTTCGAGCCGCTGTGCCTACGACTAGAGCTCGCCCAAACTCTCAGACGTTGCTTACCTCAAATGCAGGAGACGCTTTCTCGGTTGTCCTAAATGGCATGAGAGAAAGAGCGTTAGAGAACCCACCTAAGAGTTTCGGGTTCTATGAGTACAGCGCTCCCCAATATTGCAAGATCACAGACCGCCAAGGATGGGCTCAAGCAAACCCAGCACTTGGCTATACGATAAGTGAGGAAGCCCTTGAAGAAGCAGTTGCGACAAGCCCGATTGAGAACACTAGAACTGAGTTACTATGTCAATGGATTGACTCTCTCAGCAGCCCTTGGCCTCATGGCGTACTTGAGGACACCTCAGACTCCTCGCTCACGATTCCGGTCGGCGGCTATACAGTCTTTGCTTTCGATGTATCTCCATCTCGCCGTAATGCAAGCCTCGTCGCTGGTCAAATACTCCCAGATGGTCGCATCGGAGTTGGAATACTCCAGACTTGGGAAAGCCAAGTAAGTGTCGATGATCTAAAGATTGCCGTTGATATAAAGGCATGGGCTGACCAATACAGACCGCGCCAAATCTGCTTTGACAAGTACACAGCTCAATCAATCGCTGACCGACTCTCCAATGCTGGCCAAGTAACCCTTGATATCTCAGGCGCTGCCTTCTATCAAGCTTGCGGTGATCTATTAGATGCGTTGGTCAATCATCGCTTAGTTCATTCCGGCCAAGAGAACTGGATTCAGCAGATGAACAACTGCGCGGCCAAGACTAATGACTCTTCATGGCGCATTGTTAAACGCAAGAGTGCTGGTGATGTATCGGGTGCTATCTCTACAGCGATGGTTGTGCATCAATTAACTAAACCACAACAGGTAGCGGCTATCTACACCGATTGACCTACATGTAGTGTATAATTGCCTTCTATGGGTCTCTTCTCGCGTAAGCCGCAAATCTTAGAAGCGCAAGCTGCACCACAGGTCATGGGTGAAAATCTACCCTCGATCTATAACGCGATTGCTCTCCGAGTATCTCGCAAAGATGCTATGAGTGTGCCATCAGTAGCCAGAGCTCGTAACCTTATCTGCGGAACAGTCGCATCAATCCCACTTGAGTATTACAGCAAGAGTACAGGCGAAGTAATTGCTCCACCTCGCTGGATTAGCCAACTTGCTAAGAATCAGCCATCATTCGTGACCCTGACTTGGTGCGTTGATTCGCTTCTCTTCTACGGAGTTGCTTACCTTCGCGTTACAGAGCGTTATGCTGAAGATGGTCGCCCTTCTGCCTTTGAATGGATTGCCAATACACGCGTAACTTTCACAACTGACCTTGAAGGCATTATGGTCACCCAGTATTACGTCGATGCTTACCCAATCGACATGAATGACATTGTTACTATTCAGGGATTCGATGAGGGCGTATTAGAACGCGCTGGTCAGACAATTAACTCTGCAATACAGATCAATAAAGCAGCAGCTATTGCTTCAGCTACTCCAATGGCATCGGGTATCTTAAAGAACACAGGCGCAGACTTACCAGCCAATGAAGTTTCTGGACTCCTTGCAGCTTGGAAGCGCAGCCGTCAGAACAACTCTACTGCTTACCTCACATCTACTCTTGAATTTCAGCCTACTCAGTTCTCACCCCGTGACATGATGATGAACGAGGCTATTCAGAACCTTTCGACTGAGATTGCACGCGCAATGAATGTACCAGCCTATTATCTTTCAGCAGATCAGAACACCACAATGACATATGCCAATGTCCAAGATGAGCGCAAGCAGTTCTATGCGCTATCTATCGAGCCTTACATTCAGGCTATTCAAAGCAGGCTCAGCATGAATGACATCTCCACATCAGGACACGAGGTGCGTTTCGCAGTCTTTGACACCTTCCTAAAGAACGATCCTCTAGTTGAACTTCAAGTAATTGAGAAGCTCCTTACCCTAGGACTTATTTCTACAGAGCAAGCGATGGAAATGACAGACTTAACTCCTAACGGAAGCGAAGGAATGAGCTAATGAA